CTTTAGTAATTGTAACAGTTGATGACCCTGTTGTTGATGTAAAAGTACAACTTGTTAATGGTGTATCAAGTGGTGTGATATCATAAAAAGAACCTTCATAATAAATAACTAATAATTTTGAAGTCCCTATTGCTGCATATTTTTTACCATCTAATGCAGTCCATGTATGCTGGTCTCTTGCAGGTCCTGCCAAGGTGCTAGAAACTAGTTGCTGAAACCCACCTATTTTTTGTGGTTCACCATAACGAAATCTAATATTGTCACCATCAATCCATTGCCCTTCGGCTCCGGTTGCAGTTTGTTGCTTATTGAATCCAGGTTTAAATTGTATCTTTTGTAGTGGCATAACCTCTTATTATACTTATAAATACAGTAAATACCAGAGGAGCTTGAGGTAGAATTGGTGGTAAGCTCCTCTAGTAAGAGGATTCTATATCACTTTTTGAACCAAGCGGGAAGTCCTAAATGAGGTCTACGATCGTATATATTTTCTTTAGATCCTTTAGTTTCAACATTATTGTAATGTAAAAACACTTGACCACAATCATCAAAAGTTAATTTATCTCTCCAATGTTCTAATTCATTTCCACGATATACTAACATATCACCAGGCTCTAATAATACTTTAACACCTTTAGATTTTGATGGTTTATATTTACCAGTCTTCTCATCTACACCACCTTGTGATGCATTTGGTTCAAGATATATTGGCCAACAACCACCACCTAAATGCATAGTTGTAGATATTTCACAAGAGAATCTATCTTTATGACGATGTAATACATCTCCTTTTTTATAAATTCTTGCATATGAATAATTAGTATTTAATTTTAATCCTGTTTCTTTTTCCATGATTGGAAGAAGTTTTACAAGTAATGTTTCCATTACAATGTCGGAATAATGTGAATATGTTTCTGGAACTTGAGCATCATTCCATACACCAAAGTATTCTGTAAATTGACTTATGTATTTTGTATCAAACATTGTTCTTGCAACTTGTCTTTTCATCATGAAATAATCATAACAAAATTTAGCAAGATCTTCTGATATAGCTCCTTTAATTACTGTATATTTATTTTTCTTAAAACTCATTTTTTCTCCTTTACGGTATTTCTAACAGTATCTGTTATCATTCTTCTAACAGCTTGTAAATTAAAATGGATAAATCTAAATGGTTCTACACCATCATCAACCACATATTGATGTTCCATGTAAGCTGGAAAGAATATCATAGTACCTGGTTTTGGTTTATAATGAATTTGATGTGTTCCAAGTGTTATTTCAGTTTCATTTTTTAATGGTAATTGTGTAATAAGTTTAGCTGGTCTTGGATCATGGAAAACCGGCATTGAAGTTTTTTCACTACATTTTAAAAAATAAAAACCAGATATATGGTTATCATAGTGTATATGACCTTCGTGATGCCCACCTCCTTTTTCACCAAATTCTTGTACCCAGAATTCAGTCCAAAATAATTCATAGTTAGTTAAATCATAACCCATATGATCTAAAACATTCCAACTTGTTGCTCCAATATAATCTTGTAATTCTTTTAAAGCAGGATCACCAATTAAAGATGTAGAATGATAACTCATTCCATGATCACCTATTTTTTTACCAAATTTCTTTTCTCGTTCTTTAATAATTTTTGCATTATTTTTTTTAGCATCTTTAATATATTTATCACAAACTTTATTTGCATCATCTACCCATTCAGGTATTTCAATAGAATAAACTGGTGAACTAAAATAAACTGATGCTTGTAATTGATCGTCTTTTGCCATTATCTAAATGGATATCCAAGGTTCCAAATGACCAATGAATATCTTGTTCCTTTCGTTACTGGTTTAACTCTATGCCAAACATGAGATGGAAATACTACTATACTTCCACGTGGTTTAATTTCAGCACATTTTCTAATAGTTGGTTTATCAGGATCCATATTTCTAAAATCAAATTCTAATTCACCACCTTCATAATCTTCAGGAGCTGATAAAGAACATGTAACAGATAATTTTCTAATTTTTCCATTTGTATCTTTATTATCAGGATTAGCATATGGAGCTTCCCAAGAATCACAATGCCAATCATAAAATTGATTTAATTTATATTTTGTAAACTGACAAGATTCTGAAAAATCCCAATCAAAATTCCATCCTGCTAATCTATTTGCTTGATGAATAAATGGTTGAATTTCTTTATAGATCCAACGATCATTTAACCATACAATATTTGAATCTCTTTTCTTTTTTAAATCTTTTAAATCTTCTTCAGATAAATTTTTACCTTCTTGAATTTTATTTGTCTGACCACCAGTAAGAGCTAATTGTTCTTGTTGAGAAATACCATACTTAATTAACTCATCACAAAATCTAGGTGTGAGTGCGCTTTGAAAATAATAATAGTAGTTCTGTAAATTCATTCTAATAACTATATAATAATTTCTATAAGATTTGTAAAGGGTTCAATAACTAGCTTACTGTAAGCGTTCCAGAAACAGTAAATGTCGCAACTTTGCAACCTCCAGCCGGTGCCGGTAATGTTGTAGTTGTATTAGTTCCTGGACTTGCCCCTAATGTTCTAGCTGATGGTGCTCTTACTATAACTATACCTGAACCACCAGAATTTCCTCCAGCACCATTTTTTCCTCCAGCTCCACCTCCAGTATTGGCTGTTCCATTAGTACCTGAATTACCTCCACCCCCTGCTCCTCCACTTCCGCCTGGAGCTCCAGCACCACCCCCTGCATAAGTTACTGCACAACCTGAAATACTATTTGGAGATCCTGCTCCTCCTGTTGTTCCAGAACCAGCAGCACTTGCTCCACCACCTCCAGCACCAATCGGAGAAGGACTTGATACATTACCTCCTGGGTTTCCTTGAGGTGGACTAACTGGTGGACTATTACCTGTTCCTCCAGTATTTTTACCATCACCTCCATCTCGTGCAGCTCCTCCGCCCGATCCTCCTGGACCACCTGTACATGAACCTCTTGGTCCTCCCATTCCATAACCACCTCCTGTTGATGTAATTGATGAAAATACTGAAGGTGATCCATTAGATCCCGGTGCATTACCACTACCTCCACCACTTCCACCTGCTCCAACTGTAATTGGAACACTAACTGATCCAAATCCTGAAACTGTTAATTTTGTTCCACCAGGGAATGAAGTACGATATCCACCTGCTCCTCCACCTCCACTTTGTTCACCTCCTCCAGCGGCACTTCCAGCACCTCCACCACCTGCTACTACTAAATAATCTACATCAAATGATATTAATGGTTCTGGCCAAGTTCCACTTTTTCTTGCACTAAATTGAGATTGTAAACTCCAAACACCACTTGCCTTGTTTAATTCTTTTACGATCACGATTCCTGAACCGCCGGCTCCGCCTGTTCTGCTAGGAGGGGCTGTTGCTCCTACTCCTCCACCTCCACCACCTGTGTTAGCTGTTCCTGCTGTTGCAGTTGGTCCTGAAACAGATCCTGCTCCACCACCACCTGTTCCTCCTGATCCAGCTGATCCTAAATTAGATGTTCCTCCACCACCACCTGCATAAAATGTTGCGCTTCCTGAAATTGAATTAGATTTACCTGCTCCTCCTGCTCCTCCAGAACTTGTTGGTCCTGGTGTTGCTGGTGGTGAAGCGTTACCTCCTGCAGCACATGCTCCTCCGCCTCCACCTGTACCACTAAAAACAACTAAACCATCTCCACCTGTTCCACCTGGATTTCCTTGTGGCGGACTAACTGGTGGTGTATTTCCTGTTCCACCTACAGCTACTGTTGTAGGATTTGTTGATCCAGCTCCTCCACTACCTGATCCTCCTGGTCTTCCATTATTACTAATTGCAGCTCCACCTCCACCACCTGTTGATGTAATTGAAGATATTGTTGAAGGATTTCCATCTGTTCCAACTCCACCTGCTCCACCTGCTCCACCTGAACCTACTGTAATTGGATATGCTGTTGCTCCACAAACATTTATTTCTACACATCTATAACCACCTGCTCCACCTCCTCCTCCAGCTCCACCAGCTGTTCCACCGCCACCGCCTCCACCAGCAACGACTAATGTTTGAACTGTTCTAGTTCCCGGCTGCGTCGTTAATGTTCCAGATGATGTTTGAGATGTGACAGTGCATTTACCAAACGATGTTGGATTTAATACTCCGATTATACCGCCATTGGGTGATGCCATAAGTCACTGTCCTTTTAAAAATTCTTTAACTTAGTTGCCTGTA